TCAACAACTGCGTACACATTTACAGTGGCTGCTACAAATGCAAATGGAACTTCTAGTGCATCTTCTGCAACCAATGCAGTAACTCCTAATCCTGCCGTTATAGTTAACTACCTTGTTGTTGCAGGTGGGGCTGCTGGAGGTGCATCAGCAGGTGGCGGTGGTGGTGCTGGTGGACTTCGTTCAAGTGTGACTGCAACTGGTGGCGGTGGTGCACTAGAGACAGCACTGACGCTTACTCCTTCGACTAACTACACGGTAACTGTTGGTGGAGGCGGTCCTACAACTTCTGGACAAGGTAGCCCTGGCTCAAACTCAGTATTTGCTACAATTACTGCAACAGGCGGTGGTGGTGGAGGAACATTTAACGGAGATGGTGGAGCATCTGGTGGTTCAGGTGGCGGAGGTTCTGCTTGGGAAGGTTCTGGTTCAGCAAACAATCCTGGTAGTGGAACTGCAAATCAAGGTCGCAATGGTGGTGCTGGTAACTTAGTAGCAGGAGGAGCAAATAATAACTATCCAACTGGTGGCGGAGGCGGTGCGTCTGCAGTTGGTGGTGCTGGTACCTCTACTGCTTCAGGAAATGGTGGCGCAGGTGTAGCCACTTCTATTACTGGAACTTCTGTAACTTATGCAGGTGGCGGAGGTGGAAGTTCTACTGGTTCATCAGGAACATTTAACCCTGGATCTGGTGGAGCAGGAGGTGGTGGTGCTGGACAAAAAGTTGGGCCTGGTGCGACATCTGCTGTTGACGGAACTACTAACACTGGTGGCGGCGGTGGAGGCGGGTATAACTCACCACGCCAAGGAGGTTCAGGAATTGTAATTCTTCGTTACCCAGTTGCAAATACAATTACAATTGGTGCTGGATTAACAGGCACTACTGCAACTGATGGCTCATTTAGAGTTACAACTATTACCGCTGGTACAGGAAATGTGAGTTGGGTATAGTGGCACATTACGCATTTTTAGATGAAAACAGCATTGTCACAGAAGTAATTGCTGGCATTGATGAGACCGAGTTAATCGAAGGTCTAGATCCAGAGACTTGGTACGGTAACTTCCGTGATCAAGTATGCAAGCGTACATCTTATAACGGAAATATCCGCAAAAATTTTGCTGGTATTGGTTACACCTATGATGAAATACGTGACGCATTTATTGCTCCAAAGCCAGAAGAAGGCGATTGGGAGTTAGACGAAGATACCTGTCGCTGGATAGAAATCGCCCCTTAATACTTTTTTCTCAGTATAGATAGGGGATAATCCTTACCATGCGTGGTAACAAGGTACAGGGTCGATTTAAGATCGACTACGAGACTATGTCAATGGATGAAGGCATCGTTGACGAACTCCGCGACCCCGTAGGTACTGAGGTCGACTGGTGGCTCTGGGATGATGCAGCCTTGGCCGCAGACTATGACCTTTTTGTAGATCCTATCTATGATGTCTCTAACCAGGAAGATGGCAAGGGCCGTCGCTGGAATGAGCCATTCAAACTGCCTGTGATTATGGCCCAACAACTTCGTGGTACTAACATCATGAATGAACGTGGTTACTACACCACAGATACTTTGCGCCTAGTAGTTGCTGTGGCAGATATCAATAGATTTCTTCCAGCAATGATCACAGATCCAGCGCTACACATTAAAGACCGTGTCGTATTCCATGACACCGTGTTCGTTCCTACCCGTGTCCTTCCTCGTGGTCTCTACAAGGAGCGCTACTCAGTCGTCACTATCGATTGCAATCAAGTCAATGCTGAAGAACTCGTTAATGATCCACAATTTCAATCAACCCCTTACCAGATCGCTGCAACTGTCAATACCAATAATACTTATGGTCTTGATGGTTATGGCACTGGTGAGTATGGCTCGTAAGAAAGGTAATCTCTCATGACATTCTCTCTACCTACTAGGGGCCAAGCAAACTGGGATACAACTCTCAATGCATCTCTGCAGAATCTTAATACTCGTGTGCAGAGCATTGAGACTAATACTGGTCTTCAAGGTATTCAAGGCACACGTGGTCCACAGGGCACACTAGGTACGCAGGGTACTCGTGGTGCAACAGGTGCACAGGGGGTTCAAGGTACACAGGGAACTGGTACTCAAGGCACACTCGGTACTCAAGGAGCGCAAGGAACTACAGGAGCGCAAGGAACTCGTGGCACACAAGGTACGCAAGGAACTTCAGGTACTCAAGGTATTGATGGCGATCACGGAACGCAAGGAGCGCAAGGAACTCGTGGCGCACAAGGAACTACAGGAGCCCAAGGCACCGCAGGTGCACAGGGAACACTAGGAACTCAAGGAACCGCAGGTGGTCAGGGTCTACAAGGAGTACAAGGATCTCGTGGAAATACTGGCGCACAAGGTACACAGGGAAGTATCGGTATACAGGGCGCAACTGGAGCACAAGGTGCAAGAGGTGCAGAAGGAGATCTAGGAGCACAAGGTACGCAGGGCGTACAAGGAAATCGTGGTCTTCAAGGTGTGCAAGGAACTGCAGGTGCAGGATTTGCACAGGCGCAGGGAACTCAAGGAACTCAAGGCGCATCGATACAGGGTGTACAAGGTACACAAGGAACTACTGGCGCACAGGGTGCGCTAGGAACGCAGGGCGCACAAGGTGCTGCAATTCAAGGCGTACAGGGAGCAACAGGAGCGCAGGGTGCTGACGGCACACAGGGAACATTCGGTACTCAAGGAGCACAAGGAACTCTTGGCGCACAAGGACTTCAAGGAGCGCAGGGAACACTAGGAACTCAGGGTGCAGAAGGCATACAAGGAACTACTGGTACGCAAGGAGTTCAAGGTGTACAAGGAACTCTTGGTAGCCAGGGAACACTTGGCTCACAAGGAACAAGTGGATCAACTGCATTTGCAACAGGTGATACGCAGACCACAGTGGGAAGTGCAGGAGCAGCAAGTGCTCTACCAGCAACTCCATCTGGATATTTAAAGGTCCTTATTAACAGTGTTCAATATGTAATTCCTTATTACGCTGAGTCTTAATTTTAGAAAGGATTATTATGGACGAGTTTGAGCCAGAGTTAGACCCAGACCTCTTTGAGGACGAAGAGGTAGAATTAGATGACCTCGACTACAACAAGCACGCCCTAGACGAGGAAGACCTCGATGATTGGGAGGATTCATAATGTCAGCAAAGAAAGTAAGCAAGGGCAAGATAGAGAAAGTAATGGGAGAGTACAAGGCAGGTAAGTTGCACTCTGGCAAACCTGGCCCAGGTAAAGGTCCTGTCGTTAAATCTAAGAAGCAGGCTCTTGCAATCGCAATGAGCGAAGCAGGCATGGCCAAGAAGAAAAAGAAGTAATGGCTAAAACAATCAAGGTCTCTGGTGAGAAACACACCATTAAGAAGAACAAGAAGGGCGAGGTCATTGTTGACCACGCTGGCAATAAGGGTAAGTACGACAAGATTAACCTGACAAAGAAGGCTGGATCTAAGACTATTGCTCAAGGAGTAAAGGCGACTAAAGATTGGCATAAGAAGAATGGCTAAGTCAGAGGCATGGCAACGTTCAGAGGGCAAGAATAAAAAAGGCGGTCTTAACGAGAAGGGACGCAAGTCCTACGAGAAGGCAAACCCTGGTTCAGATTTAAAACCTCCAGTATCTGCAAAGCAAGCAAAGAAGTCTCCTAAGTCTGCAGCACGACGTAAGTCATTCTGTGCACGCATGGGCGGTATGGAAGGTCCTATGGAGAAGAACGGCAAGCCAACTCGCAAGGCTCTAGCATTAAGAAAGTGGGATTGTTAATGGCAACTCAAGGACCTTGCTGGGATGGCTATGTTCAAAGAGGCATGAAGATGAAGAATGGTAAGAAGGTTCCTAATTGCGTACCAGCAGGTAAAGGAGTAACAAGTGGCAGAAAAAAAGTCAGCAAAACCAAAGTCAAAAGTAAATGAGGCTGGTAACTACACCAAGCCTGGTATGAGAGCATCGCTGTTCAAGAAGATTAAGGCTGGCTCTAAGGGTGGAGATCCTGGAGAGTGGTCAGCACGTAAGGCTCAACTACTTGCTTCAGAGTACAAGAAGGCAGGCGGAGGGTACAAGAACTAATGGCTCTTGCTAAACCACAGCAGTCCCTTAAGAAGTGGGGCAATGAAAAGTGGCGTACCTCTGATGGTAAAGAATCAAAGGGCAAAAAGCGTTACTTACCAGACAAAGCATGGGATGCTTTATCTCCTTCAGAAAAGGCTGCGACCAACAAGGCTAAGGCTGAAGGTAATAAAAAAGGTAAACAGTTTGTTCAACAACCGAAGAAGATTGCAAAGAAGACCTCCAACTACAGATAGGAAAAGATCATGTGTGCAGCATGCGGATGCGGTAAGAAAAAGGGCGAGCCAGGTTTTGGTAAGGGCCCAAAGGCAAAGAAGGCGTGTACTTGCGGTACTTGCAAGTCGTGTAAAGCAAAGAAGAAGAAGTAATGTGTGCCACCTGTGGCTGCATGAAGCCTAAAGATAAGCACGGCATGAAGACTCTAGCCGCTGCTAATAAGAAGTTTGCAAAGGCTACAAGTACACCGACTAAGAAGAAGAAGGACAAGAAGTGATGAAGAAGACTCTTACTCCTAAGCAGATGAAGATTGCTGGGGCTGCAAAGCCAACAGACAAGATCACTGGCGCTGACTTCAAGGCCCTTAAAAAGGGCAAGGCACCAAAGATGACTATGAACAAGAAAAAGGGCATGTAGTGAAGTACACCAAAGCCTCAGACAAGAAGCAGGATGCTAAGACCACCAAAGGTCTTGACAAAGAGCAGAAGGCAATGTTTGAGAAGATGGACAAGAAGCACCGCAAGCCTAAGTCTCAAGAAGACGACCGCAAGATGGATAAAGCCATAGTCAAAAAGATTAAAAAGAAGTAATGACTAAGCCACCTACGGGTGGCTTTTTCATTTATCATTGCAATATCAGACCACCGCTGCGGTGCCTGTGTAGTTCCCACTACTTGCGATAAAGGGGTTTATTATGGCTTGGAAGCCTTGGTATGAGCGTGCCGCTGAATTGAACGGCAAAGATGAAGTCGAAGAGTTTATGCGTGGTGCATTCGGCTATCGTCCTAAGGACAAACAACCAATTATTACTGGTCTTATCGCAGGCTACGTCGGTGGAAAAGTTGCTGGCAAAACCGCTGCGAAAGCCAGGAAAAAGAAGTGAAGAAAGACCACGTACTTAACTCTATCCACAGAGCAAGCCACGAGACCTCTCGTCTTGTAGGAGCGCATCTGCGTTCAGAAGCCAAAGCAAATGGATGGCCATCTCACGTCGTGAGCGGTACCAGTGTCTCCTACAGCAAGAGTGGCTTCAATGCTAACGTGAACGAGAAGCACCATGCCGAAGCACTTGACTACGAGTATGGAACTCCTAGCAGACAGCCAAGCGGAGCAATTCGCCATACAGCAAACCGCACCGCTGAGTCAGAGAACTTCTTAATCAATCGCCTCTTTAATCATCTGGAGGCTCACCTATGAGTTTCTTATTAGATGAAGATGAAGCACTCCGCAATTTGTTTAAGGACATGGTCGTTACTGATCAGAAGTCAAATACAGATGATGGACCACAGCGCAAAGTAGGCGTGTGGTTTGGTCAACCTGATCAGGAAATCCGTAATCAGTCATACCCTTACATCACTATCGACATGATCGATATTGCAGAAGCATTTGATCGTGCACATCGTGGCAAAGTTAATCCTGGCTATTACGAAGACCCAGACACTATAACCACAGGTGTTAACTGGGATACAGACCTGCACGGTAAAGATATGGACTTTCCTGTTCCAGTAAATATTGATTATCAAATTACTACCTATGCACGTCAGCCACGTCATGATCGTCAGATCTTGGCGCAATTGCTGAACACAAAGATTCCATTACGATTTGCAGTTTTGAATGTGGGTCCTAATACCCAGTTCGGAACTACACGTCGTCTGGATGTTCTTGATATCTCTAAGCGAGATATCACAGAGCAAGGAAAGCGTTTATTCGTAAACGCAATCACGGTACGTGTCTCTAGCGAGATCACGCCGTCCACATTCAACAGACTATACAAGGTCCAAGAACTCAACGTTACAGGTACAACTGGCAGCCAGATCATTGGTCGTGGCGAGTTTACTGCTGTAGAACCGATCACAATAACGACACCATAAGGAACCCTTACCCAACTAGTTAGGAGAAAAAATGGCATATAGCCGCCCAGGTGTTTACATCAGTGAACGCCTACTACCAGCAACACTCCCTGCGGGAGTAAGTGCTGACTCTGCTGGTGCAGTTGTTGCACCTTTCGCACAAGGCCCAGAAACTGTAACGCTTGTTACTTCTTGGTACGAGTTCACTAAGTACTTTGGTGGATACAACGCTTCATACCCAGCCACTTTCGGTGTAGGGTCATTCTTTGCCAACGGTGGTCGTGAACTATTTGTAAAGCGCCTCCTTGCAGATGATGCAGATGCAGCCTCAGTAAACCTCCTTACATCAGGAAGTCTTGTTGTTGCTACTGTTACATCAAAGAACGCTGGAACAGATGGCAACAACCTACGTGTTGTTGTTACTGCTGGTTCAGTTGCTTCAACCTACACACTGACTGTCTACAAGGAGTCTGGTGCAGCAGGAGATATTAACGATGACATCTTGCTAGAGCGCTATGAGAACGTGGTCTTTAATGACTCAACCTCTAGCGATTTTGCTGAGACAGTGGTCAACCTAGTATCACCAAACATCACAATCTCAAGCAGCGCCTCAGGTGTTCCAGTATCAACTACCTATCCTTTGACAGGTGGATCAAATGGAACTACTCCAGTAGCCGCTGACTACACAGACTACAAGGGAACAGGATCTGCAGTATTTGAAGATTTCTCACCTCTTGCTCGTCCACTCGTTATATTCCTACCAGGAATTCACAGCCTGGCATCAGGTGAAGCAGGTGTCTACGATGCAGCATCAAGTTGGTCAGCAGACAATAACTCATTCGTAGTTGCTGAAACTGCTGCTGATCAGACTGTTGCAAATGCAATTACATTTGCTGGATCTCTTACAGACTCAGCAGCAATCGCTGTCTACTACCCACACGTATTTGTTTCTGATCCTCTTGGACGTGGTGCTGGTGCACTACGCAAGGTTGGTCCATCAGGTGCGGTAGCAGGACTCTACCTATCAACAGATGCAAGCCGTGG